TAATCAACGCCTTTGTGTAATAGATTGTACATTTTTGTCATGTCTTTAATAAAAATTAAAGACATACATTTCAATTTTATACACCTTTGCGCTTGTTTTACAATTGCTAATTCTTTTTTAGTTGATTCTTTCTTCTGTCTAAATTGAAATCTTCGCCGGTCTAAACAAAATTGATTCACAAACAGACCCGTATCAACAATCAAACCAAATGAACAAATCAACGTCATTATGCATACCAAGAATGGAAACAACAACATCAAAAGAATTCATATTACAAACCATGAACAAATTGCAAATAGGAAAAATAGAAAAAATCACGGAGATCCCTCTGCGTAACGACCCGAAACACAAAAGAGTCATCATAAAAATTCAATGGACTCCTTCAGAAAACACAACCAACATAATATCACGCCTAGAAAATAACCAAACCATAAAACTAATTTATGAATGGCCATGGTTTTGGAAAATGGTTTCTACGCATCCTCAAATATAAATTTGAAATAATTCTGAAGAATAGGATGAATATCCTCTTTTTTAATTTTGCGCGCACTTCTGCAATACAAGGAGAGAAAACTCAAATTGTCACCACCCAATTTAATATCTTTCGAGAACATTTCATCGACATATTGATAAATATTCGAACATTCTAATAATTCGGCCTTGATTTTCTCTTTCACATCATAGAGAAAAAACAAACGCCCCTTCTCTTTTTCTTGTTCTCCACTTACAATATCATCATCGTTCTGATTTTTCCATTTATATAAAATATAACGAATCTCATTTTTCACATCGCGAAATTTGAATATGAGAACACGACGATGCGTTTCCATTTTTTTAATCAATGAAAAAACATTGACATTACAAAGAATAGGATAATGTCTTATTAATTCTTCGGGAATCAAGATATCATAAAGTTCTTTGAGTTCATTTATACTGATTTCGATTTCATTCAACTTTTCCAAAACAATATCATTTTTCTCTTTTTCATCCTCAATATAAATCACTTTATTAGAAGTCATCTCAAGCGACATTTCTAAACGGTCATATTGATTTGCCAATTGCATATAATTATCGGCACGAGATTCATATTTCATATAATTTATCATGGATACGAAAAAAGTGACGAGCACGTTAAGTCCGGATATAAGACCGCCACTCCAACTGTACTGCTGAATAATAGGTGCAAAAATAGCCATGGCGGCAGAAATAAACAAAACCGGCAGCATAAAACAGTACATTTTTTTCTGCGTAATAAAATTGGCCTGCATAAACAAGGTCTTTTGGCCTTTCATAAACGTAATCAAAATATCTATTTTGTCATAATATTTGTTCTCGGAATCGTAATATTTAGAAAGGGAATTTTCAATCTCCACGAACCTTTTCTTCTTGAATTGATTGTCGATTTGATTACGAATACGATTTTCACGTATCATTTGATATTCATGATCACTATTGCTGCTGCTATCAGAACCATTTTCGGAAATGGTTAGGGGGCTGTTACTTCCATTATATCGAAGAGGCGAGAACCCGGGATTATCATGTAAAGAAATGATGTCGGTATCTTCAGGAAGGTTCTCGATACGTATAGAAACTTCATCCATTATATATACACAAGAAAAAAATTGAACCAACAAAATGTTCTCAAAATGATCAATACAAAGATAAATGTCTGAACCAACACCAAGAAGATTCGTCGAAGCATATCGAGATCAATTGAACAAATTTATTGTAACATCACGTTTCAATAATTTTACTTGGACCGAAAATCAATATTATCGAGACAAACACAAAAACATAAACTGTATTTATTGTGCACCAGAATTAGTAACAAAAACAATTCCGCTAGATGCAATTATGTTTGTCATTGAAATGAATAATGACACCAATATGGTATTGGGAATTGGACTCGTGCGAAATCGAGCGACAAGTGGTCTATATAATGTCTACGAGGATGGCAATTACAATCGCTATGTATACGCAGGTAAAATGCGGATAAACCGCGAGGATTTTACACAGCATGAAGAAGAGGTATTTAAAATAGTAGATAAAATATTATTCACAGGAATGCAACATATGAAACGCGGACAAGGCCTGAGATCTTTCCCGATAAAAACTCTCTATGAATGTTCGAAAAAAAATTTGGATTTAGTCAATTATGTTAGTACAATGTTTAAAACTCGGATGTTGGAACAAATGAATATAGAAGGTGAAAAAATATAAATGAATTTATTATATTCAATTTACAATGAATCAAAAAACAAGACCCAAAACAATGGAAATGTATGATGTAAATAGTTATACTGAAGAAGAATTAATCAATAATATTCTGGATTTAAACAATCCCACGGATCGTGAGCTAGAACATAAGATTTTATCACTCTATAATCGATATCAAATTATAGAAACAAAACAAGGACAGCAACTAGCCAAGTTTTTCAAAGATATTTATGACCGTTTTTTTGATGACGATGATGAGGATGAGGACAATAATGAAGAAGATGAAGAAAAAGACGATAACGATGATAATAACGAGGATAATATAGATATAATAGAAGGTTTTGAATCAACACCAACCATGACACCAACACCTACGTCAACATCAAATTTGAAATATACATGGTCTACTCCAGCAAAACAGAGTACACAAGAGGTGAATTTTAACAAACCGACCGATTATGCGCAAGATAAACTAAATCCAACGATCAAGGATACAATAAAAAGAATAATAAGTATTGACAGTCAATACCGTGATGATAAACGCACGATGTCGACAAATTTCACATTTAGTTTATCAGAGCATTTGAGAGACGTAGTTTCACTAAAACTTTATTCTATACAAATACCACAAACATGGTATACAGTACCCAAAAGTTATGGATGTAATTTTTTTTATCTGAAAGGAAATTCTAGAGGTATAGATAATGGACGTCATGATTATACAATCGATATTTCTGCGGGTAATTATACAGCAAGTGATTTAATAAAGGCATTGAATACCAAGATCCAAGAATTAAAAAAAACCTTTCCAGATGTAAATTTTGGAAACACAAATATTGGTTATAACCCAAATGCAGCATTAACAACATTGACAATAAATATGAACAATACATACAACGAATCTGGGTATTATTTGTATTTTCCAAAATGGACAGCACCGAATTCAAACAATTTACTGAGCGGGCCGAGATACAAATCAATTCCTGGGTTTTTAGGATTTAACTACCAAAAATATTATTTAAATCAAATTTATTCAACGGCAACAACCTTACTATTGTCTACGGATAGCGTGGTATCAGATAATCTGAATAACTATTATGAAATAACTGACACGAACAATTATTTTACGATTTATAAATATGTCGGCCCTAATGAATTCAGTGTAAATTCAGTCGTAGACATTTCTTTTCAAATTAAATTAAAAACCGGAACATATACTAGAACAGAATTAGTAAGTGATTTAAATAATCAATTGGCATCGAATAAATATTTAAATGGATCATCCATAAAACGTATAGATATAACTGACCCATCATTGAATAACTATGGACATTCATTTTTTCAACTCCAAATTAATTATAATCGCTCGAATACTAACAATATAGTAAATTCAAAAACATATATTGAATTTCCAGTAGAGACAAATACTACCCACAATATATGGACAGGAAGCGAATCGTGTTTTTGTTTTGAAAATATCAATAACGAACTTAATAATGTGGTTTCAGAAAATTCTCCTATAACGCAACAGTCAGGGAGATACGTGATAAATTCGAGTCCTTATATTTATTTAAGTTGTATCAAACCGGATTATAATGTAATTGAAAATAATTACAAAATCGATGTTCAAAATTCGACAGGAGGATATGGTTTATCGGAATATTTGACAATAATAAATGCGGGTATAACCTCGGCCAATAATAAAACTATTACAACCAAAAACCCATCAGGTGATTTTAACCTACAAAATTTTAGAGCGTATACAGACGGAAATAATTATTTTCATATTGGCATAGATATTACTAGAAAATTTACACGGGATATGTATTATATAGATCTAAAAGATACTTTTTTGAAATCATTTATAGGATTATCAGGGGAATATTTAAATGGGCAAAAAGATTTATCGGGTAGTACATATACATTCTATTCTTCTTTCCAAGAAAACGCATATTATGAAGTAGATAGTAATATATTATTGATGGCTAAGCCGAGCAGATCAAATTATGGGAATCAAGGTGCACAGCCATTTACAGTGCGAACAGCAGGCACAGGAACAATTTATTATACGTATCAAGAAGTAGAAGATGCAATAAATAATGCATTTAAAAATTTCAAAGATAAGTATGAAGAGCAAATATTCTTAGGTACAAAAGTTGTCATGACACCAAATAGCGAATCAGGAAACATAGATTGCGTATTTACTATAGTAATGAATAAAACTATAAACCAGAAAGATTATGCTATATCGTTTATTGATGGTTCAAAAGATAATAATGGGAACATTTTATTATCTACTTCAACTTGGAGTAATAATTTGAACATAAGTATTGACTATTTAGGAACTACACGAGTAAATGGCATAGCAGACAATAGTTATAATTTATCCCGTATCGAGACAGGATCATTACCATATACTACAATTATAGCGGAAAATCCAATAACAGTAAACGTAATATCATTCATTGAAGGAGATAATAATTTTTTTTATTTAATTCCTTGGGAGGAAGGTGTTGCGACAGGTCGCCCGTATTATGCCAATGATAATCATGCAAATGATATAAAAATCACAATACCAGCAGTCGACAATCTTGGTAAGATTAATTATACACGTGATAATTTAATAACAACCATAAATCAACTATTAAATGGTAGAGCAGAAACAAAAGGTTCATCTATAGAAATTATTAAAGTAAATAACAAAGAATATACGAAATTTCGTTTCAATGTAAACAAAGTATACAGTGCATATGACTATAAACTGGTATTTTATGATCAATTAAGTTTTAATAAATGTAGTCCTGGAGCGCAATATATTCAAAATACTACATGGGATACGACAATTGGTTGGTTAATAGGTTTTCATAATAATACTGAATTCGCTTTGAGTGATTACGGAACCCCTGGGACAGAGATTCAAATTGTAGGAGATACAACAGCTACTGTAAATTTATTTGATTATTTTTTGTTATGCGTTGACGATTACAATCAAAATAGATTGAATGATGGTTTAGTAACAGTAACCTCAGCCGAGCGTTCGTTTTCTATGCCGGCCTACGCAAATAAAGCAAATTATGTGTGTGATCCTACCACTGGATTATTAACGTATAATGCAACGGCCGAGAATACAGTGGATTACAACCGTCTTACACAAAATCAACTTTATTCATTAACACAATTGGCGAATAGTAAAAGCGAGAGTTCTATAATAACATCAACACCAAATGTAAACGGCAAAAGTTATGGTTCGGGTCCTTTTGCAGAAGATGTATTTGGGTTTATACCGATGAAAACAGCGGGTCTTACTCCAGGTGCTGTATATGTGGATTATGGTGGTACTTTGCAAAACCAGGAGCGTTCTTATTTTGGACCTGTAAATATTTCCAAATTGGGAATAAAGTTGGTGAGTAATCGTGGTGATGTTATTGATTTAAATGGTTCAAATTGGTCATTTTCATTTATGGTAGAACAATTG